CTGCAGCAGCGACTACAGGATCACCATTCGGCAATACTTCTTGTAGGTTTAAGTAACCAGCAGAACCATTCTGAAAGTCTGTACCAGCTAAAAGATCACTAAAATAAACTGTCTGTGTATCTCCACTGATACCACCACACCAGATCCTACCATAAGCAGATAATACCCAGCTAGGCATGAATGTTGAAGTAGTATGATTAGAAGGTAATGCAGCATCATCTCCTACACGCTGATAACCAAATGTACCACTATCATGTGAATTAAAAGGATTACCAGAAACAGGTAACTCATGATATACCAGCATAGGATGTCCTGCCTGTGCCATATACACATGAGGCTGGAAATCGCTCACATCACCATAAGACAGAGCAGCACCTTGCCAGTCATTAGCAGTAATCGTGTATGTAGCGTTACCACTGTTCGTAGTATTACGTACTGTCTTAGTAGTCATCGTAGTTGTTCCTACGAATAACTTATTATTACCAGCACTAAGCACATCTGTGCCGCCACCAGTGACTACTTCAAAGATAAATTCCACTGGATTACCAGAACCTAAGTCTGTGTTAACTGCAGAGTTTACTGGTGTCCATCCACGACGAGCACCGATACGACCATACTTATCAATCACACAGTTCTGTGCCTTCAGAGCATATCCTGAAGACAACGTAACACTACTCTCCTGAGTGTTTAATCCGTAGAACCCAGGAGCTGCTACTGAAGATGTCTGTAGTGGACTAGCCATTAGTTCCAGACCCACTCTTGTTCTTCTAAATACCGTCCTGATTCAAGTGCTATAGCGTCTGCTAAGCTCTGACGCATGAGTTGATATGTCTCCCCAGCTTGAACTCCTCCGTCTTCACCACGCTCTGCCTGAGCCCTTGCAAGAGCACCTAGGATTACAGGCTCTTCAGGTACTAGTAAAGTATCAGCATTAACTGCTAAGGGTACTTGTGGTTTAATAATATTAAAGCGAAGGTTATACGCACCATTAGGAATAGGGTATAAGTCTACCTGAGTATCTCCGTTGGAGTTAGTACCATTAAAGTTATAGTATGCAGGAGACCCCTTCTGAGGAGTAGTCATTAAGAACTGCTGATCCATCCACTTAGTAGAGGCTAGTTCTACGAATGCATTCTGAGTATCGTTGATGACATCAATAACTCTGAATCTTTGTCCTGAGCCAACTAGAACGTAGTTAAATACATCGGCTGTAGTCGTAGCAGATAAGGTATCAGACAAGGCATTCCAGTTGTAGGAGTCTTCTACGACCCTCTTAGAATCATTGACATATCTAGCAATCAATTTTACATAGGCATTATCAGAGACCGAGGAAGCCTCAGGCTCACGAAGCCGTATCAGTACGTCATTTACTAGTTGAATGTAGTTCATATCTCTATATTATACCATAAAATTGATTAAAAGTCAATACCCTACCACTTAACTTTATCAGCCCAGTACGCAGCAGAAAGCTTACCTTTAGCAATATTCGCAGCATGTCGAGCTTTGAAGCTCTTCTGTCTAGCCTTCTCTGCTGGAGTCTTAGGAGAAGAACCTGCTCCGCTTACACCTTGTTGACCAAAACGAATAAGCTTCTCGGTATCTCCAGACTTAGCCAATACAGCGTGTGACTTAGTAGGATGTCCTGGAGTACGTTTAGGCTTGTTATAACCTGAGAAGGTTTCCTTACCTTTTTTAATCATTTCTTCTTCGCTGTCTTAGCAGCTTCCTTAAAAGCTTTAGCCGTAGGAGCACCCTTACTACCTACCTTACGCATCTTCTCTCCAGATCCTTGAGCTATCCTTTTACGTTTAGCTGCGATATTAGCATACAAGCCAGGCTTAGTAGCCACGCATAGCTCCCATCTTCTTCATTGGCTTAGCAACTACCTTAGCACCAGTCTTCTTAGCATACTGCTTAGCTTGCTTCTTACCCTTAGTTGTATAGGGGAACTTCTTATCTTTGACCATTGGCATATTATTTCCTTTTCTTGGGTTTAGCTACTTTAGCGGTTGATAATGCGATTGCGACTGCTTGCTTCTGTGGTCTTCCTTCTTTGACCATCTTAGAAATGTTCTTACTGATTGTCTTTTGTGACTTACCTTTAGCGAGTGGCATTATTATTCCTTATGAAAACTGTTGTACTGAACTGCGTTGCTCTATCTCAAACGATGCTATAATTGTGGTGGTTGAACCTGTTTGTGAGATAGCTCTAAGTTCGTCTTTCTCATCCATCATAAAATAGAAACCATTATCTAGTACTAAATAAGCTTTAGCTGTTAAGTTATATTCAAACAAGACCTCTATTGATACGTTGGCACTAGCATCATACCAATATACAGTAATATGTTTAGCAGAAGTACTGTGATTACTTACTAGGATATTAACACACTTTGCTAAGTTACGAGTAGGAACAGTAAAGAGAGTAGTCAGCGTATTCGCTGTTAAGTTCTTACCTACGGAATGTGCTATACTCATTTAAGTACCAAGGTTAGTAACGTTACAATAATGAATCCAGCAGTGCCTATAAGAATCTGTTCTAGTCTCTTTAGTCTAGCGTGTATCTGTTCGTATCGAACTTTACAGACTTCTTCATGGCTTAGAAGTTTTAATTCTGCTTCTGTCACGGTGTCATCCTTTGAGCTTGTTCAGCCTTAAATGTTTCGTATGCAGACTTAACTTCATCAGTCCATGCCACATTACAAATATCTTTGACCTTTTGTTCTTGGTCGCTAATGTCCATGTCAGGAGTTAATACCCAACGATGGAATGAATTAGATACAAACTTACCATCTCGTTCAATAGTTGTGTTTCTACGGACTTGAATAATCCATTGGTTTACTACTTCAATCCTGTCAATTTCGACTTTTTCAGTAAGTGCCATTTTTATTCCTTATGCTGATGCTTGATAGGTAACAGTAAAAATATATTCGTAGTTAGTAGTCCAAGTTATATTTCCATTTGTGGCAGTTCCTAAAAAAACCTGATTGGCAGCACCGCCTAAAACAGCTTGATAAGAATTTCCTGTTGCACCATCTTCACGACCAACACCTAAAGCTGACCTATATGCAGTTGATGGTTTTGTTGCATTAAATGGAATACCACCGATTGAAACACTACCACTAGCAGTTCCAGGAGTTGTTAAAATAAAAGTTCCAGTAATCGTAACTGATTGCCCAACTTTTACATATATTCCACTAGAACCATAGGCAGTTAAACTACCGCTTGATGGAGTTACTGTTGGTGTCCAAGTCCCTTCTTCATAATCATCTAAAGTATTAGCGTTGCTTGATGATGATGCAGTTGCTGGAAAAGTAATACCAGCACCGCTAGTAGATGGGGTAGCGTTACCTACACCGATTGTTGTTGGAAATTGGCTACCAACCGAGCCGTCAATGATTGCTGACATTATCTTGCTCCTTCTAATTCAGCGATGCGGACTGCTTGTGCTTCTACTTTAGCGTTTAGAGTATCAACAGATGCTGACAGTTCTTGGATAGCTTTAAATGCTACCGCTACAAGCGAACCATAATCTACAGAATATTGTCTTTCTTCTTCTCCAAAAACCACTTCAGGTATTTTTTCTTTTAATTCTTGAGCAACAAACCCAATGTAATCACCTTCTACATCTACACGATTAAAACTTCTTGGTTGAGTTTCTAATACAGTATTTAATCCGTATTTAATTGGCTCAATATTTGTCTTTAAACGAGCGTCAGAAGCATTAGTCCACGCACCAGCAGATGACAAAGTTGCTTCGTTTGAACCATTGAAAAAATACATAATACTGCTTGTCATGGTCATTCTTCTATAACCATTGCTATCTCTTTCAATAGACAAGCCAGCATCTCCATCAACGCACATTTTTGCACCAACAGTATTTGTAGTTCTTCCAACCAACACATTACCACCAGAGGTAATACGCATCCGTTCTGTGTTGGCTGTGTAAAACACCATATTGGCAGAATTTAATGTTGCTGAAGTACCTGCAATTAAACAGTTATCTTCGCCTAAAATAACTCCATAATTTGCACCGCTAAA